TTCAAATGAGGAACTTAGTTTCTCTAAATTGGAAACAGTATAGTTCATGGTACTCACATCAGTAGTACTGCGATTATGATGCCAGTCGCCTAGAAAGATTGCGGTTTCGCAACCTTGCTTTTTGGCTTCTTCGCAGAACCAAATTACAAAGTCTTCACAATCTGTATTGTGTATTCTACTTCCTGATTTTAAACCGAAGTGTATATCGGTGAAACATGCTGCTTTTTTAAATAGACTCATAGAGTTAGTATAATTTCTTTAAATTTAAAAATCAATCCCAATCCGTGCCTTCAACTGGCGCAGCCTTGGGCGCACTGCCTCCGCCGTTCTGTCTAGTCCAGCTTGGGTTCATACCGTTCATTTCTAAAATATCGTCTCGGATATTTTGATTTCTTTTTTCGATATTAATGATGCGCACAAAACTATTGGTTACCGCAGCAGTATAATAGGCAAATGGATTGTCTGATTTTGATTCATCGAACTGTAGACCGATTTGAGTCAGCTGTAAAATAGCCTGCCCCTTCATCTCGTCATTATAGGTATATCCACGAACGTTACCACGAGTAGCATAACGCTCACAGAGTTTTAAAAACATCCGGGCAAGGTTGTTGGTCATCTGCCCATGCTCTTTACAGAATACGCCAGTATCTAACGGACCTTTCCAGTGGCTCTTGCCCACACAGATTAAGTTTCCTTTGTCGTCATATTTCCAATGCTGAAACGGAGGAAAGTTTACTTTTTCGTGACTATCAGCAGTATTCTTTAAAGTCTTTTTACGACCGGGAGCAAGTGGAACATGCTCAAACGTCATGACACGAAAGACTACATCGTCTTTGGCGATTTTTTTATAGTCGATTTCGAAGTCTTTTGCAGGTAATTTTTTACCCCCAGCTATTACAGCAGCTTCGTGGGCTTCTTTGGCTAATCTTGATGCTCGGTTTCTTTTTGCTTCGGCGATTGTTCTAATATTGAGCTTGTCTAATTTTGGAATGATTAAATCGTAATCGCTGTATGCTTTATCAGTAAATGAGCAAAATGTATTTTTACTCCTGTGTATCTCTTTTAATAGATCTTTATTAGTTAGATATTTTATCTTCGGTACATTTGTAATTGTCATTAGTTTAGGTTCTCCTACTACTTATAATAATAGCACATAATGTCAAGAATAAATAGAGTATAACGAGGAAATATCACCAAAATGCCTTTATCAATTAACCCTTTATCACAACTGGTATCTAGTATATCATCGTCGATCTCAAAGGCCACAAATGAATCAAATGCCGCCCTAGCAAATTCAGGCGATGCGTTTGCTAAAGCTGATCTTCAAGCAAAGATAGACCAAGCCAGCGGCGCAATTGGTAGCGGATTGAACGGGCTCACTGGCCAGGCCACAGGGTTTGTTAACGGTCTACAAAATGGTGCTACATCACTAGTAGCTGGCGCTGGTACAGCATTAGGTGGTATAGGAAATCCTGTGCAAAGTGCAGTAGGCAGTATAGGTAGCCTACAGTCAGTGGCTGGATCTATTAGCAATGTAACAGCAGACATTACAGGAAGTTTGAATAAATTAGCCGGGGGAAATCTAGCTAGCGGGCTAATGGGAATAGCCGGTTCTATTTCTTCAGCGGCTGGTATTCTTAATAATTTGTTAAGTTTGAAACGAGGTGCAAACATTCCAGCAGGTGCTGAACTGTTTATGCAACAGGGTTCAGCGATTGAATTAAAACCGAATTCTGCCAACGATTGGCGAGTTAGAATAAATGCTCAATGGAAGAATTTTAATAGTCCATTGTTTAAAGTTTTAGAAAGTACAGGCGGCGTTGTTTGGCCATATACACCGAACATTACAGTTTCAACCAAAGCTGAATATACATCTATTAATCCGTTGCACGGAAATTATGCCTTTCAGGCATACAAAAATAGTGTTGTTGATGATATTACTATATCTGGAGAGTTTAGTTGCGAAACACAAAAGGATGCGTTATATTGGATCGCAGCTACTACATTTTTTAAAACAGCTACAAAAATGTTTTTTGGCACAGGATCTCTAGCTGGCAACCCTCCTATAGTCTGCAATCTTTCAGGTTATGGTTCTAGTATCTTTGATAAAGTTCCAGTGGTCATTAAATCTTTTTCAGTCGATCTCAAAGACGATGTTAATTATGTTAAATGTGCTTGGCCTTCGACAGCAAGCCCAACCTGGGTCCCTGCAATGAGTACCGTGACTGTAGTTGTGGCACCGGTCTACAACAGAAGAAGATTGCGTCAATTCAGCTTAGAGGATTATGCAAAAGGCCAAGCAGCAAAAGGCGTAGGATATATCTAATATGGCAATATACTATGGTAAAACAAGTCCGTGGACGGACACACCGATGACAAAGTTGTATCTGGATCTGTTAGAAATCAGACCAGTGCCATCTGAACCAGATGATTTTAGATATGTTATAGAAAATCAATACAAACACAGACCTGATCTTTTAGCATTTGATACCTACGGAAATCCTAAACTATGGTGGGTTTTTGTTCAAAGAAACATGAGCGTGTTAAAAGATCCTATCTACGATTTCGAGCCAGGCACAGTCATTTACCTTCCTAAAAAATCTAATTTAGAAAAGTTCTTGGGAGTATAAAATGATTTCTATTAATCAAGGACTGGCAGCAGTAACAACAGGATTAGAGGTAGCTGGTGCAGTTAGCAAAATTAAAAACGGCCTAAGCAATCTTAAAAAAGATTCTAATAAAAGTTCAACGTCAGACCCGGCAAGTCTGCCTTCGCTGGTTAAAAATCCTTTAGAAAATTTTGCTTCTTATACTCCTGTATGGACATTAGCTTGTCTTACTCCTAAGCAATTTAATAATCCATCTCTATATAGACAAAATCCTTCACAATTAAAACACATTGTAATGAGCTCTGCAGGAAGATTTGATGCAGACAGAGCAAAAACTGCCTACGGTGTTCCGGAATACTACCTCAACAATTTTTCTATGAAGGCGGTAGTGGGCGGCAATCAAAAAACAGGCAATACCAACGCCTTTAAATTTGAGTTTGATATTTGGGAACCCTATTCGATGGGGTTACTATTACAGAGTCTTCAAGTAGCTGCCCAAAATGCAGGATATCTTAACTATCTTAATAATACTCCCTATGTCCTAAGATTAGATTTTATGGGTTGGTCTGAGGATGGAAAACCATACACTTCTATTAAACCTAAGTTTTTTGTATTAGGTTTATCTTCTTGTAAATTCACAGTCAACGAGGGCGGCAGTACCTATAAAGTAGAAGGTGTACCATTTAATCATAAAGGCTTCAGCGATCTTATTAACACCGCTTTTAACGATGTAAAGATCGCATTGGGTCCTAAGGGCACAGTACAGGAATTATTAGCAGGTACAGATAACAAAGAAAGCCTAGTATCAGTATTAAATGACATTGAAAAAAGATTAAAAGACGACAAGCAAATTTTAGTACCGGATATCTACGACATACAATTTCCTAATAGCTCTAACGAATTCCAATCTCAGACAGCAGTTAAAGGAACTAAATCTACTACTGTAGATCCCAACGCAGCTCCTAAGTTAACTATTGAAGGAAGCAATGTTGAAGCTAAATCAGATTTTTCCGAAAACGTAATCGGACAGGCCACTCTAGGTTTTGATCAGAGCAAAGGCGGAAATTTTGTCATGAAGAAAAACGACAAGAGGGATGAGAAAACAGGTTTGATTAATCGTGATAAAATGACCATCGATCCTAAAAAGCGTGTGTTCCAGTTTGCACAGGGTCAGAGCTTAACATCGATTATAACTCAGGTTATTCTTAGCTCTGATTATGCAGCCAAGGCGATTGATCCTAAAAATACCGTTGGCGGTTTTATCAAATGGTTTAGGCTAGATGTACAAATTGAATTATTAGACTACGACGACTGGGTCGGTGATTTCGCTAAAAAGATCACATTCCGTGTGGTGCCTTTTTATATTCATCAATCAGTATTTGATAATCCTAATAGTAAACCGTTGGCCTATCCTCAGATACAACAAACTATCGTTAAAGGATACGAATACATCTATACAGGACAGAACGTTGATGTATTAAAATTTGATATTAACATTAACAATTTATTTTATACAGGATTAAATCCGTCTGCAGAAAAAGATTCAGGAAGGGCAGCAGATCCTGCTACCTCGGGAGGAACAGCACCGCAGGTTAATAAAAACACCGAAACTGAAAAAGGTAAATCAGCTGTAGGAGCTGCTGCTTCCGGCGGAAGAAAACGAAATAAAAGATCCCCCGATTTAATTGATCAAAAAATCCGAGGCGGCGACGGTGGAATGACAACCGAGCGTAAAGTAGCTGAGTCTTTTCAAAATGCATTTACCAACATGTCGGCAGAGATGTGTACAGTGAATTTAGAAATACTTGGAGATCCGTACTGGATAGTCGACAGCGGCATGGCAAACTATTTTGCTACTCCTAGTGTAAACACTCAAATAACCGAAGACGGCACAGCAAATTACGAAAGCGGTGATTGCTATGTTTATCTAACATTTAAAACACCGGTTGACATCAACGAAAATACCGGGCTATTTGATTACCCATATCAAGGAAAAATTAGTCCGTTTAGTGGTATATATCGTGCGACTGCTGTAGAAAGTAAATTCAGTGAAGGTACATTTAAACAGAGCTTGACATTGGTTAGGATGCCAGGGCAGGCAATTGAATATGCTGACATACCTAAAGAAGTTCTTGGAGATCTCAAATCCGATAAAGCATCTAGCGGTGCTACTACTATTAAAGGACCGGTGGCTTTACCAACTTCTCCGCAGGATGATCCGGGATATAATCAAGTTGACAACACAGGCCAGGCCATATATTAAAAGAGAGTAAACAATGCCAGAAGAAAGACGATCGCCGGAAAATGAACGATACAGTAGAGGTGTTGGTCCCGGCCCTTATCTAGCTCGAATTGTAAATCATCTTGATCCTAGTTTTATGGGAACACTTGAAGTTACCCTATTGAGAGATCAGGGCAATGAAATGGGTAACGATAATCAAACTTTTGTAGCCAGATGTGCAAGCCCATTTTTCGGATATACTGGCTTTGAATATATGGGATTAAATTCAGCAGTTAATCCTAAAGATCCTAAGAAACCAACCAGCACATATGAAGCATATAACGATACACAAAAATCATACGGCATGTGGATGGTTCCGCCCGATGTTGGAGTTACAGTCCTTGTAGTGTTCATTGATGGCGATCCTAGCCAGGGATACTGGATCGGATGTATACCATCGAGGTTTGGCAACCACATGGTTCCTGGTATTGCCGGATCCGATAAACTAGACATTGATAAAGCAGATAAAGAAAAATATGGCATTACTTCGGGACCTGAATCTCTAAGAGTTACAAATCTGCCTGTGGCAGAAATGAATAGAAAACTCAATGCCAAGGCACAGGAAATCGATGTAGAAAAAATTCCTAAAGCGGTTCACCCGATGGCTGACCGATTTTTAGAACAAGGTCTTTTATTCGATGATGTTCGAGGAGTTACAACTTCTTCTGCACGTAGAGAAGCACCTAGTATGGTGTTCGGTATTTCTACGCCAGGCCCACTAGATAAAAGAATAAATTCAAAGCGAGGGGTTATTGGAACTACTGAAGCAGCGTCTCCAACTCCCGTTCCTGTTAGTCGACTTGGCGGAACACAGTTTGTTATGGATGACGGCGATGAGAGATATATCAGAGCCACAACTGCTTCTAAAGGACCAGTCAAATATATTGACGTTCAGGAAAATAAAGATAAAGCGCCAGAAGGCGATCCTACAATTCCTTACAATGAGTATTTCCGTGTTCGAACTAGAACAGGACATCAATTGTTGTTTCATAATTCAGAAGACCTAATCTATATTGCCAATGCTAGAGGAACAGCATGGATTGAGTTAACCAGTAACGGAAAGATCGATGTGTTTGCTACAGATAGTATCAGTATCCATACAGAAAACGATTTGAATATTCGTGCCGATCGTGACATTAATTTAGAAGCAGGCCGAAATTTTAATATTAGAACAGAGAATGGAAGATTACATGCCGACATTGCAACTAATTTAGAATTTTTAGTTAATGCAGACGCACAGATCACTGTAGGTTCTAATTATGATTTATTAGTCGGCGGATCAACAAAAATCTCAACACACGTAGATTTTGATCTAGCTACCAACGGAGATAATAAAATAACCTGCGGCGGAAACACTAGCATAGGCAGCGGTGGAGACCATAAAGAAACAGCCGCAACTATAAACATGAACTCTACAAAACCAGCAGAACCTGCTTTGGTCGCTGCACAGGTAAATCCTTTAGAACTAAGAGAAAACGTTGCCACTAGTACAGTTAAACCTTGGTCATCATCTAGATATCTAGCAGGAACACTTGACAGTATTATGAAACGAGTTCCTATGCACGAACCGTGGGCTCAGCACGAAAATCAAGCGCCTGACCTAGTTGACCCAACTAATACAGATAGAGAATCTTAAGGAGTGAGAAATGGCTAACAGATTATATAATCAAAAAACAGTAGCAAATAACACAGCATCTGTCGGAGACCGAGGCGGCGCCTTTACCTACAAAGGATTCAGCTCAAAAAACTCTTCTAAGAATTACAAACTTTATGATATCGATTTAGTAAAACAAGATCTAATTAATCACTTTTATATCCGTAAAGGAGAAAAATTAGAGAATCCAGACTTCGGTACAATTATATGGGATATCCTGTTTGAACAGTTTACAGAAGAAGTTAAGACTCTTATCGCCAAGGATGTTGAAACCATTGTCAATTATGATCCAAGGATTGTAGTTAATGAAATCGCAGTGGATAGCACAGAACAGGGCATACGAATACAGGCCGATGTAACATATATTCCGTTCAACATCAACGAAAGAATGACCTTTGATTTTGACAAGAATAATTCTATCATAAACTGACCACTTAATTTTAGTTGGTAATATGATATAGGAACGACAAATGACAACGACTAGCAGACAAAATAATTTAATACTTAACGAAGATTGGACAAGAATCTATCAGACATTTAAAAATGCTGATTTTAAATCCTACGATTTTGAAAATCTACGTAGAGTTATTATTACGTATCTAAGAGAAAATTATCCCGAAGACTTCAATGATTACATTGAAAGTTCGGAATATATGGCCCTCATTGATGCAGTTGCTTTTTTAGGACAAAGTCTTGCATTCCGTATCGATTTAGCTTCCAGAGAAAACTTTATTGAATTAGCATCACGCAAAGAAAGCGTTCTTCGCCTTGCTAAAATGCTGAGCTATAATGCTAAAAGAAACATAGCATCTAACGGATTATTGAAATTTGCTAGCGTTACAACCACAGAAGAATTATTAGATTCGAACGGTAAAAATCTTTCTAATCAAATCATTTCGTGGAACGATACAACTAATACAAATTGGTTAGAACAATTTATTATTGTACTCAATGCCGCAATGGCAGACAATACAGAGTTCGGCCGTAGCCAAGGCAGTGACACAATACAAGGGATTCTTACAGAACAATATAGACTGAATACCACAAGCACAGATGTGCCAATTTTTACATTTAATAAAACAGTAGCGGCTAGATCCATGGCATTTGAGATTGTGTCAACTTCATTTAAAGGCAGTGAAAACATCTATGAAGAGCCGCCGCTACCCGGAAATCAATTAGGCTTTATCTATAGAAACGATGGCAAAGGCCCAGCTAGTCAAAATACTGGTTTCTATCTAATGTTTAAGCAAGGTTCTCTAGAACTGGCCGATTTCAACATTGCTATTCCTACTACAAATGAAACTGTGGCCGTCGACAGTAATAATATCAACAATGACGATGTTTGGTTGTTTGGCTTAGATTCAGCAGGAAATCAAATATCTCAGTGGACACAGGTGTCAAGTCTTGTAGGTAACAATATTGCCTACAACAGCATTAACAATAATATTAGAAACATTTATTCTGTAACTTCTATGGAAGACGATCGCATAGAATTGCAGTTCGCCGACGGAGTTTATGGAAATCTTCCACAGGGTGCATTTAGAGTTTTTTATAGAATTAGTAACGGATTAACTTATACAATAGCGCCAACTGACCTGCGAGGAATCAACATTAGCGTTCCATATATCAACAAAGCAGGCCAAGAGCACACATTAACTATTGGGTTAGGATTGCAGTATTCTGTGTCAAGTTCTGCAGCAAGCGAAGACATTGATACAATTAGAACAAATGCTCCTGCGGTATACTATACACAAAATAGAATGATTACCGGAGAAGATTATCAATTAGCTCCGTTGATGAGCAGCCAGGATATTTTAAAAATCAAATCAGTGAATAGAACTTCTAGCGGAATTTCTAGAAACTTTGAGATCATTGATGCTAGCGGAAAATATTCTAGTGTAAATGTTTTTGCCACAGACGGTTACATTTATAAAGAAGAAATTGAAAGATCGCTGACATTTAAGTATACCAGCAGAATTGATATCTTAAATTTTATTAGACAACAAATAGAACCTGTGTTTACTGACACAGATGTCTATAATTTTTATATCACAAAGTTTGATAAAGTATTATTCACAGATAACAATATAACTTGGCAACAGATTACAACTGGTACAAATTTATCAACAGGATATTTTAAAAACGTAGTTGACAATTCTCTGTTAAAAGTAGGAGCCTATTCGACAAATAGTTTAAAATATCTCCAAGCCGGCTCCTTGATTAAGTTTGTGCCGCCAACAGGCTATGCCTTTAAGAAAGGCAAACTAGTAATCATAGATCTTAACGATTCAGAACAAACAGATAGAATATGGACCAAGGCAGTTAAAATTGTTGGAGATGGAACTAATTCCGGAAGAGGAGTATTAACTACAGGGCAAGGCCCGATTACATTTAGCGACGTAATTCCAACAGGTGCTATTGCACGTAGGGTAGTGGCAAAATTTGTTAATAACCTACCAAGTTCATTAGAATCGGCAATCGTTACTCAGGTGTTTCAAAATCTAAACTTTGGTCTAAGATTTGATTCTGTTGAAAGCTCTTGGAAAATTATAACTTCTGCTAACCTAGATTTAGTGAATAATTTTAGTCTTGGTAAAGCTGGCGATATTACAAATAATGGTCTTGATGCATCTTGGATTATTGCATTTGTGAAAGAAGCCGATCAGTATCGCGTGAGAATACGTGGCCTAGACTATGTATTCGGCAGCGTAGAACAAAACAGATTTTATTTTGATGCCAATGATAAACAATACAATAATTCAGTAGGACTTGTTGTAAAAGATCAAGTAAATGTTTTAGGTATTAATAAATCATTTGACGGTTCGGCACAGCCATTAAATTCTGATTATGTTTTTGAAATTGATGACACTGTTAAATTTGATGACGGCTATGAAAGCTCGATTGAAATTAAATTATCATTCTCGGATCGAGACTCTGACGGAGTTATCGACAATCCAGAAGCATTTGAACAGGTAGTTGGTGAGGACACACAATTAAATTATCTATTTTTTAACGAGGTAGTAGATACCGCCGGATCAACAGTATACGAATTACTGGACAATTCTAATAATACTATTTCTATTTTAGAAAAAGAATCTTTGTTTGATCCTACAGTAACAGTATTGCCAGACGGTACATCATTAGTTAATGGAAAATTAATATATTTTTACGATGTAGATGAAAGTCAAGTTAAAGAATTTAATTCATCAACTAACACATTAACTTTAGTTTCGACAATTAAGGGCGTAGTTGGAAGAGATAATTTAAAATTCCAATACTTGCATAATGCTTCTGTAGATCGCAGAATTGATCCTAGTGTTAGTAATATTGTTGATATTTTCTTGTTAACAAGAAGCTATGACGAAGCCTATAGAATATGGCTAGCCGGTGGCGCAGAAACAGAACCGGAAGCACCAGACACTGATAGTCTGCGTATCAGCTTTGGTTCAAAATTAAATTCTATCAAATCGATTAGCGATGAAATTATCTATCATCCTGTAAAATACAAAGTTTTATTTGGATCAAAGGCAGACGCTAAGTTGCAGGCACAATTTAAAGTGGTAAAAAATCCTGCCCAAGCAGTAAACGATAATGATCTTAAAGTTAGAATCATTACAGCTATAAATGAATTTTTTGATATCAATAACTGGGACTTCGGTGACAGATTTTATATGAGCGAATTAGTTACATATATTTTAAATCAAGTTGCTCCGTCTATCAGTAATATTGTTATAGTTCCTAGACAAGCAGATCAGTCTTTTGGTAGCTTGTTTGAAATACAGAGCGGTCCTGATGAAATATTAGTCAGCGGCGCAACGGTTGATGATGTAGAAATTGTTTCAGCAATAACCGCAACAGAGGTTAGAGCTCCAGTTAACAGCGTGGTAACGACAACATAGTATGGCAGATAAAAAATTTCCTAAAAGCGGATTACCGATTAGAAAAACGGTAGATCTTTTACCTTCAGTTTTTAAAACAGAAGCCAACGACAAATTTATGTCGGCTGTGGTTGATCCTTTAGTACAGCCTGGTGTTCTTGAAAAACTTGTTGGATACGTCGGTAGACGATATGACAAAACCTATAAAGGTTCTGATGTTTATCTAGATACTGATAATACACTAAGAAGCAGATATCAACTCGAGCCAGGTGTTGTTGTAAAGAGTCACGATAAAATTGATAGTTTCTATGATTATTTAGATCTTAAAAATCAATTAAAGTTTTTTGGTAATAACGAAGAAAACGATAGTCTTGTGATGTCCCAAGAAAACTATAGTTGGAATCCTCCCATCACTTGGGACAAGTTTGTAAACTATAGAGAATATTATTGGGAACCAAGCGGCCCACCTCCAGTAGGAATTTATGGACAACGAGCATCTGTAACCAGTAGTTACAAAGTAACCACAAGTGTAAATTCGTTTATCTTCACGCCGGATTCCTATACCAACAACCCTGCAATAACATTATACAGAGGTCAAACATACAAGTTTATTGTCAATGCTCCGAACGACGGGTTGGTTATTAGAACAAATTATGATACAGGTTCGTTGATCTATAATCCTGTAAAAGCATACCCAAGAGGTTCTATAGTTGTCTATGCTGATAAACTATGGAGAGCATTAGTTGACATTCAAGTTGGTGATGGGAGCACTATTACCGCAGAATCTCAAGATTGGGAATATGTTGAAAATGTTTCTACAGGAACAGCCCTAGACTACGACCAAGGGGTTACAAATAACAGTGTGAGAAACGGAACATTAACATTTACCGTTCCTTATGATTCTCCAGATATTCTGTTTTATCAAAGCGTAGTTGACCCAAATAAATTTGGTAGATTTTTAATTTCTAATATTGAATCCAATACAAAAATAAATGTAGATTTAGAAATTAGCGGAAAGAAAAATTATACCAGCAGTAACGGAATAGAATTCACAAATGGATTAGTTGTTGAATTTATGGGACAAGTGACTCCGACAAAATATGCATCGGATTCTTGGTTAGTTGAGGGCGTAGGCGATAAAATCACTTTAACAAAATTTTCTGATTTAGTTGTTCCGGTCCTAACTACCGACGTACCGGAGATTTTATTTGACAATGAGGGATTTGATACTGCTCCCTTTGACAATGCTGCGGCATACCCTACAAATAAAGATTACATTACTATTTCAAGAAACAGCACCGATTTCAATCCTTGGTCACGATATAACAGATGGTTTCATCGATCTGTTTTAGAACTATCGTACACCTATAGGGGACAAGATTTTCCAGCCACAGAATCTTCACGTGCTAAGAGACCGATTATAGAATTTAAAAATGATATTCGGTTATTCAATCACGGTACAGTTGCCAAAGCAACCGTAGATTACCTTGATGATTATACAGACGATGTGTTTAGCAAAATTGAAGGTAGCGCAGGCTATAATATCGACGGGGAAGATCTGTTTGAAGGTGCAAGAATTTTAGTAATCGCAGATACTGATTCTCTAGCCAATAATAAAATTTACGAAGTTCAATTTATTGTTCATAACGGCAGAACACAAATTACTTTAGTTGAATCAACAGATACAGAATCAATATTAAATGAAGGTGTTCTTGTACGCCGAGGCCAAAAGAATGGCGGCCTCATGTTCCACTTTAACGGAACAGCCTGGACAGAAAGCCAGAGAAAAACTAAAGTTAATCAGGCTCCTTTATTTGATGTGTTTGATGAGAACGAAATTAGCTTTGGAAACACAGATACATATTCTGTAACTACTTTTGTAGGATCTACATTATTAAGTTATAAACCTGGAAATAGCACTATAGATAAAGAATTAGGATTTAGCCTAAGTTATCTTAATA